AAGTTAGCAAGTCAAAAAGTAGAATTGGGTTTAGTTGACGATATAAAAAGCGATGTGTCAGCAAATGGAAAAAGCGCTGATATAGCAAGACCATTAATTTTACAAGCTTCAACAAGTTTAAGTAAAGCATACGAAAATTTATTAAACATAAAAAAACGTAATGAGTCTATTGTTAAAAATAGTGAAGTTTTTAAAGCTAAATTAAAAGAATTAGGAATTGAACCAACAGACCAAATTCAAAAAAATATAGTAGCCAATTTATACGTAGACAAAAATATAGATGCTAAAATAAAAGCAATTTTAACCGCTACTTCTTCATTAAAAAATGCTGAATTATAAATAAACATAAATTTAATTTTATCAAGTGGCGAAGCAAACTAACGTTAAAATTCATCTTAAAAAACCGAAAGTTAAACGTGCAGGAGTCCACGCAAAGACAAGAAATAGCGGGTTGAAGTCAAGCAAAAACTATAAAAAAAGTTACGCAAGGCAAGGAAGATAAGAAAAACAAGAATGCGTTTTAATGCCGTTTTAATGCGATTTAACGAACTTTAATACTTTAACGATAGATTATACCTAAAACTAAAGATAATGGAAAATCCAATAAACATAAAGGTTTCCGAAGGGAAGAAAAAAGAAATTGACAGACCGCGTTCAAGTCCTGTTGGGGGTCGAAGGGGTTGTTTGTGTAAGGACGGAAAACGCTATTCTCGTAAGTGTTGCGACGGATCTTTACAAGCTCAAGGAATCGGAAACGTAAACTAATTTTACAACAAAAAATAAACAATTAAATTATATAACTATGAATACACTAAAAACCATTTACGACAAATTAGGCGACAAGACCGAGTTAGCAAAACACGAAATTGAATTAGGTGTTGCAGATAATTTAAAAAAAGCATTAAAATTATATACCGATTCAGTTTCTAAATATGGAAAAGATTTAGACAACGCTTTTGTTCCAATTAGAACTTTAGAAAAAACTATTACCGAATTAAAAGGTAATGTATCTCAAGTTGTTTCAATAGCTCAAGAATTAAGAAAGTCCGAAGATAATGTTACTCAAGAATTAGATATTGTTAGAAAAAAAATTCAAGAAGCAAAACAAGAATTAGGAATTACAATAGATATAAACGATGTTGTTGATTTAGGAAGTTTACAAAATAGTAATAAAATATCTACGGGAATACAAAAAGATTCTGCGGATTATGTTAAATATGTAAATAGTTTACAATCACCAAAAATATAAAAACAAAAAAAACAAATATGAAAACAAGCGTAATTAATCAAATCAAAACTTTACTTGGAATGGACGTAAAGTTAGAACAAAGAAAAATGGCGGACGGCGTTACACTAATCGAAGCGGACGCGTTCGAAATGGACAACGAAGTTTTTGTTATTACTGAAGACGAGCAAAAAATACCCGTTCCAATTGGCGAGTACGAAATGGAAGACGGATTTATTATGTCCGTAGTTGAAGAAGGTATTATAGCTGATTACAAAGAAGCTGAAGCCGAAGAAGAAGAAGCGCCAGTTGCAGAAGAAGAAGTTGTTGAAGAAGAAGTTGAAGCAAAAAACGAAACAACCGCACCAAAGAAAACAATCGAATCAATTGTTAAAGAAACATTCTTTACTGAAATGGAAAAACTAACAAACGAAAATAATGAGTTAAAAGCGAAGTTGGAATTATTAACCAAAGTTGACGCAGTTGAATTAGAATCAACCGAACTTTCGGACATTAAACCAATTAGTTTTAATCCTGAGAATACAAAAGAAATTGAATTCACTAAAATAGGCGCTAAAAGACCGCGCAATACAATGGATTCTATATTAGAAAAAATGAATAAATAATATTAACAATTTAATTTAAAAAGAAATGCCTACACAACCAGTTATTAGTACAACTTACGCGGGTCAATTCGCGGGGAAGTATATTAGTGCCGCTTTATTAAGCGCTCCAACAATCGAAAATGGCGGGGTTACCGTTATGCCGAACATCAAATTTAAGTCAGTTATTCAACGTCTTGAAACTGCAAACGTTTTAGAAGACGCATCTTGTGATTTTCAAACAAATTCAACGGTTGATTTAACCGAAAGAATTTTAGAAGTTAAAGACCTACAAGTTAATATGCAATTGTGCAAGTCCCAATTTCATAATACCTGGCAAGGAATTGAGCAAGGTTTTTCGTCTTTTGACGTATTGCCTAAGTCGTTTGCAGATTACTTAATTGCACACGTAGCATCTCAAGTTGCTTCCGCTAACGAAGTATCTTTATGGCAAGGTTCAAGTGCAGTTGGTGGCGAATTCGACGGCTTGTTTTCAACGGCTTTAGTTGACCCAAATTTACCACCCGCTCAATTAATTAACAACGTTGCGATTACACCCGCTAACGTACTTGCTCAATTAGCTTTAGTTGAAGCACAAATACCCGCTTCACTTTACGGAAAATCTGATTTAAAGATTTATGTTTCTCAAAACGTTGCCAAGGCTTATGTTTCCGCTTTAGGTGGTTTCGGTGCAATTGGTACGGCTTCACAAGCTAACGCGGGTATTAACTCAATGGGGACAATGTGGTACACAAACGGCGCTTTGTCTTATTCGGGAATTCCGATTTTTATGGCTAACGGATTGCCAAACGATTCAATGATGGTTGCAACAACTTCTAACTTGTATTTTGGATGCTCGCTACTTTCGGACCAGTCACTCGTGAAGGTTTTGGATATGTCCGATATTGACGGCTCACAAAATGTTCGTGTAATTATGCGAATGGCGGCGGGAGCAACTTACGGAGTTATCGAGGATATCGTAGTTTACGGATAAACATTTAACGGGGCGGGAAACTGCCCCTATTATAAACAATACTAAATAAAAAAAAATGAGTTGTGATATTACACACGGAAGGTTGGAGCAATGTAAAGACGTTGTTGGCGGTTTACAAGCTATCTACATATTAAACTACGGAGAATACGACCCAATTGCGGACGTTACTTATTCGGCAACCCCTGGATTAGAAGATTTGATTACGACAATTAACTTACCAGCACTTACACCGATTTACAAATACGAATTAAAAGGCACGAATTCTTTTGAAACAACTATAACAAGTTCAAGAGAAAACGGAACTACATTTTTTGAGCAAGTTTTGGCGGTTATGTTAAAGAAACAAGACGCGCAAACGCACAAACAAATCAAGTTGCTTACTTACGGAAGACCAAACATTATTGTACGCACAAACGCAAACCAATTCTTTATTGCTGGTTTAGTTCGTGGTATGGACGTAACGGCTGGAACTATCGGAAATGGTACAAACTTGGGCGACGCCAATGGATATTCCTTGACTTTCACTGGCCAAGAGGCCGTTCCCGCCAATTTCCTTGATTGTACGTCTGAAGCTACATTAGCAACATTACTTACAATTACAACGGCTGAAATTATTACTACATAAAAAGACGTTTTATTGGTTAAAACTAAAAGGGGGTTGCATTAGTGTAACCCTTTTTTTATGAAACAAAAACAAGAAAATCTAATTATATTAATATGATAGTTTTAACTACACAAAACGTATTAAGTCAAACCTTTAATTGTACGCCACGAGTTGGAACAATTACGGACTTGTTAATAACCGACGAAGCCGAAAATTTAACTATCAACGTGCCGATTATTTCACAAGGAGCGTCAAGTTATTTTTATCAAATAGAAGCAATATTTAACTTAACGGAAAATCGTTTTTATATGATTGAATTACAAGACACGAACGGCGATAGGTTATTATTAGAAAAAGCATTTTGTACGAATCAACCATTAGCGACATTTTCAGTAAATAACGGACAATATATTTCGCACACATCAAACAACGAATTTATAATTTATGAATAATTACCACGTTCTCAATTTATCAAGTTACACGACACCAATAGTTGAAGAAACTAACCGAGAAAATTGGGTTGATTTCTTAACGGAAAATGGCGAACAATACTTTGATTTCTTAATTAACCGATACACGAATTCAACGACGAATAACGCAATAATAAATAATATATGTAGATTAGTTTACGGGCGTGGTTTGGGTGCTTTAGACGCTTCTAAAAAGGTAAACGAGTACGCACAAATGATGACTTTGTTTTCAAGGGACGACGTGCGTAAAATGATTATAGATAGAAAAATGTTAGGGCAATTTGCTATTCAAATTCATTATTCAAAAGATAGAAAAAAGATTTTAAAGGCTTACCACGTTCCCGTAAATTTATTACGTGCTGAAAAGTGCAATAAAGAAGGAGAAGTTGCAGGTTACTATTATTCCGACAATTGGAACGATACAAGACAATTCCCGCCTTTGCGTTATTCGGCTTTTGGATTCTCAAACGATAATGTTGAAATACTTTATTCTAAGCCTTATTCGGTTGGGATGAAATATTATTCCTATCCCGACTATCAAGGCGCAGTTCCTTACGCTTTACTTGAACAAGAAATAGGCGATTACTTAATAAACGAAGTACAAAACGGATTTAGCGGTACTAAGGTAGTTAACTTTAACAATGGAGTTCCAAGCGAAGAACAACAATCTATCATTAGCCAAAAAGTTTTAAATAAATTAACGGGTTCAAGGGGACAAAAAGTAATTGTTGCATTTAATGACAATGCCGAAAGCAAAACAACCGTAGAAGATATTCCATTAAACGACGCTCCAGAACACTATACATATTTAAGCGAGGAATGTTTACGTAAAATAATGCTTGGACACAACGTTACAAGTCCTTTATTGTTTGGGGTTGCATCAACAAACGGATTCTCAAGTAATGCAGACGAATTAAAAAATAGTGCGGTTCTATTCGACAATATGGTTATAAGACCATTCCAAGAAGAATTATTAGACGCATTCGACACGATTTTACATTTTAACGGAATAAGTTTAAAACTATTTTTCAAGACTTTGCAACCTTTAGAATTCACCGATTTAGAAAACGCACAAACTGAAGAACAAATAGCCGAAGAAACGGGGACGGAATTAAGCGCAAACACAAAAGATGACGCACTTGCTCAAGCGTTAATTGATTTAGGCGAAGACGTAAACCCCGAATGGTTATTAATAGACGAAAACGCAGTTGATTACGACAACGACGACGACGAAAACCAACTACTAAGCAAAGAACCTAAACAAAGTTTTTTAAGCAAAGTTGTTAATTTAGTTTCTACGGGTTCGGCGTTCCCAAACTCAAAAAGCGAACAAGACGAAAATATTGACGGATTCCAATTTATTACACGTTACGTTTATGCGGGTGAACAAAAAGCAAACGGGCGGGAATTTTGTAAAAAAATGATTTCGGCAAATAAAATATATAGAAAAGAAGACATTATTAGAATGGGTTCGCAAGTTGTAAACGAAGGTTTAGGACCACGCGGTACAAACACTTATTCAATTTGGTTGCATAAAGGCGGGGCTAATTGTTACCATAGATGGAACAAACAAGTTTACGTTAATTTTTCGGGTTCTGGAATAGATGTTAATTCGCCAAAAGCAAAAAGGATAGCGGGAGCAAAAGCCGAAAAGTTTGGTTATGTAATTAAGAACCCAAGTTTAGTTGCAACAAGACCAATAGACACACCGACACGGGGTTTTTTACCAACAAACAAAAGATTTAAATAATGGCTGAAGCATTACTAATTTCACGAAACGACATCGTTAAGTTTACCGCACTAAACGGAAATATAGATACGGATTCTTTTATACAATGGATTAAAGTCGCTCAAGATATTCATATACAGAATTACTTGGGAACGAACTTACTTGAAAAGATTAAAACGGATATCATAAACAACACGCTTGCAAACCCTTATTTATCATTATTAACGACGTACGTTAAACCAATGCTTATCCATTGGGCAATGGTTGAATATTTGCCGTTTTCGGCTTATACAATAGCAAATAAAGGCGTGTTTAAACATACAAGCGAAAACGCAACAAGCGTAGAAAAAAACGAGGTGGATTTCTTAGTTGAAAAAGAACGAATGATTGCGCAAAATTACACGGAGCGTTTTATTACTTATATCAATTTTAACAATTCTTTGTTTCCAGAATATAGCACGAATTCAAACGCTGATATGTTTCCAAGTACTCAAAATAATTTTACGGGTTGGTATATATGAAAAAGAAACACAAACCAAAAGAAACAAACATTAAAAAGTTACTTGTTTACTTAACTAAATTAAACAAAGAAAAAAAATAACTATGGAACACTTACGAGCTTTATCAATTTTGTTTTTTGCGTTTGCTTATTTGTGTTCCCTTGCGATGTTTTTCGAAGGGGCGTTGTTTTTAAAATTTGGCGGGGTTGCTTTATTCGTTTTTTTAACGCACGAATTAGTTCAACAATATTACTTAAAAAAATGAGAATTCAATTAATTATCTTACTTACAAATATTCGCTTGTCGTTTATGAAATTACTGGCGGTTGTTGGGGCGTTCTTTTTGCCTATTTCGGGAATACTTTTCTTAATTGGTTTTGCAATTTTGTTAGATACTTTAACGGGAATTTGGAAGTCAAAGAAATTGGGAATTCCGATTACATCACGAAAACTTTCGGCTATTGTTTCAAAGTTCTTTTTATACGAAATTGCGGTAATTGGATTTTACTTAATAGATTATTTTATTCTTAACGATATTATTTTAACGTTCTTTTCCGTTCCTTTAATGTTGACTAAAATACTTTCTTTAGTTCTTGTTTCAATCGAATGTATTTCAATTTCGGAGAATTACGAAGCCGTTCGAGGCATAAATATTTGGGTTGCTATGAAGAACCTTTTTTCCAGAGCAAAAGAAATTAAAGAAGAATTAAACGAAATAAAATGATAAAGAAATTTTTTGATTATTTAAATTTTCTGCAAAAGGAAAAAATAAAAGCAATGATTTATTCTAAAATCTAAATATGTACACAAGGGAACAAATAGAAAAAGCGGTAAAAAGTAAAGGTTACGTTTGGTTCGATAGTGCAAAAGATTACGACGTTAATATAGTTGGAGTTCGCAATTTGAAAAGCGGGAAAAAAGTTACCAACGAATTCGACGATACTTTGACTTTGAGTTATAAAATTAATGGAGTATGGCAATTTCACGAATGGACAATTACAACCGACGCGGGAAAAAAACCAACTGAAATTTTAAGAAGTTCGCGGGGCGTTGCCAGATTAGTTCCAAATCAATATAGAGGCGTTTACGCAGTAAGTTTACATAATGGAAAATATGAAGCACTTTGTCAAAGGTTGGGTAATGTTTGCGTATATAGAGACAACAACAAAGACAAAATTCACGACGAAAAAGTAATTGATTGCGGTATGTTTGGAATAAATATTCACCGCTCAAGCATTTACAAAGACCCAACAAACGTGGATTACTTTTCCGAAGGTTGTCAAGTATTTAGGTACAACGCAAACTTTGTTGAGTTTATGAAAATCATTAACAAGGCTAAAGCATCTTTTGGCAATAAATTTACCTATACATTAATAGAGTTATGAAAAGGCTAATCGTCTTTTTAAGCGTTCTAACAATGTTTGGTTGTTCGTCTGAACGAATGGCGCAATATCACTACAAAAAGGCGTTAAAACACGGCTTGAAACTTGTCCAAGATAGCGACACGATACGAATTACAAGCGTAGATAGTTTTAAAGTTGTTTTAAGCGACACGGTTTATTGGGAAAAATACATAACGTTAAAAGATACTATTATTAATTTTCAAAATGTTTACGTTCCAAAAACGAAATGGCAAACAAGAATAGAGTACAAGTATAAAACCCAAATAGTAAAACAAGACGTTTTGAAATATAAATACATTTATAAGGATTCGAAAGAAAAGCGCAAAGAAGTTCAACAAACGAAAATACGAACAAATTGGAGTTTATTTTTTTGGGGGTTTTTAGTTGGATTCGTAACGTTTTTTATTTTACGATTGATTGATAAATTTAGACGTATAATTTGAGAAGCAATTACAGACCGAGAATTCATCCAGACGAAGCGGAAATTTTACAGAAATACCGAGCAATAAAAAAAGCGTCCAACGAAATTGGAATAAACGACGAAGACGTAAAGCACGGATGGCTTAAAAACGACAACGCAAGTTTATTCTTTAAAAATCCAAATTATAAAACCGAAGACGAACAAGGGTTTGAAATAATAAAACAAGAATGTATAGAAGCCGTAAAAAACCACGCACCAAAATACAATCAAATAAAGTTTGAAAAAACAGACGATTCTCATTTATTAGTTATTGACATCGCAGACTTACATATTGGTAAATTAGCAAGTGCGTTTGAAGTTGGCGAAGACTATAATTGTCAAATAGCAGTTAAACGAGCAAAAGACGGATTACAAGGAATATTAAACAAATCGCAAGGGTTTAAGATTGACAAGATTTTATTCGTTGCTGGAAACGATATTCTACATACTGATAACACAAGGCGAACCACCACAAATGGAACGCCACAAGATACGGACGGAAGTTGGTTTGAAAATTTTATAATGGCTAAAAACCTTTATATTGAATTACTTGAACAATTACAAACGATTGCAGAAGTTGAAGTTGTTTACAATCCATCTAACCACGATTTGACGCACGGGTTTTTTCTTATGCAGTTAATAGAAGCGCATTTTCATAAATCAAGCATTCGTTTTAACGTAGACTTAAAACACCGCAAGGCGTTTGTTTATGGAAAAAACTTAATCGGAACAACTCACGGAGACGGAGCAAAGACCGAAAATTTACCTTTATTATTAGCTACTGAATTTCCGATTCTATGGAGCGAAACAAAACACCGCTACATTTATTCGCATCACGTACACCACAAAATAAGTAAAGATATGATTGGGTGCACGTTTGAAACTTTGCGAAGTCCCAGCGGAACGGATAGTTGGCATTTTAAAAAAGGATTTGCGGGAGTTCCAAAAGGGGTTGAAGGCTACATTCACCACAAAGAACACGGGCAAATCGCACGATTGACGCATATCTTTTAAGTTTTTAGCGCATTTAACTTGACATTTTTTGTCACAAATTTTGTAGAATTTTCCACTATAATCGGAATTAATCCGTTTTAATGATGGAAATTTTCCATTATAATTTACAAAACACCGCCTTTTTTCTACTTTTATTTAGTGTTATCAAGGGAATAACCTTATTTTTCACCGCATTTTTAAGGATATAACCTTATTTCTTATGTACAAATATTCCCTTTTTATATACATAATGGAGTAATATGTCCACATTCCTTATTTAGAATCATTATTGATAACGTTTTTTTGTATTGCTGAAACGTAATAGACACAAGGGTTTTATAAAAAACTTTGTTAATGAGTTAAAAATAATTGTTAAAATGTTTGCAGTTATAAAAATAGTCTTTATATTTGCGTATAACAAAACGGGAAACTAACTTTTAAAACTAAACAAAATGACAACTCTAACAACCATCGAAGTATTAAGAATGAAAAGACAAGCAGTAGTAATTGAAATGAACAACGCTTTAAAATGTCTTACATTAAGACAACAATTTAAAATTTCTTGTAAAGAACTTATAAAAATAGACGAACAAATTAAAGCAATAAAATAAAAAAACAAGGGGTGCGACTTGGTAACGCATATTTTTTTAACCTTTAAAAACTAACCAATGAACAAAGAAGAAATGATTGAAGTAATTGTAAATTATAAAGACGAACTGCAAAGAGATTACAACGAACTTTGTAAAGCATTTGGGCAACAAGACCCAGCGACAAAACGAAACGAAACCAAATTAGTAACGATGTTGCTTTTACTTGACAAACTTGAACTTAACGAGTATTGATTTTAAGCACGTTTAACGCATTATTATTTAAAAGACATACATTTATATAACTTTACTATTTACTAACCCTTAAAACGATTTAAAATGAATTTAGAAGATTTAGAAATTGACCAATACACCGCAAGTTTATACTATGAAATTGACGGAGTTGAATTTATAATGGAATTTGATTGGAATTTTTACGACGCAGACCCGAAAACTTACGATTGCAAAATTGATGTTTATTGTAAACACGCAGAACAATATATTAACGGAGTTAGACATTCGTATTTTCCAAGCCTTGACGAAATAAAAGCAATTAAAACGGCTATTGAAGACGTTG